TTGCGGCAGTGGCATACCCTGCAACACCTGAAGCACTGTTAGCCGCATCAGTGGCAGAGGTAGCCGCCTGAGTTGCTTTGGTAGATGCTGTGGTTGCAGAGTTAGCCGCATCAACAGCACTGGCCGCTGCATCGCTTGCTTTCGTAGTAGCTATGACAGCTTGTTCTGTAACGGCTAATAGCGTGGCGTCCGTATTGGAATCACCTGCACCACCGTCACCTCTAAATATAGCCATTAATAACTCCTACGAAAACAAACAAAGGGAAAAGGGAAAGGGGACTCCGTAGAATCCCCTTAGTTGTATTAGCTTACTGAACAGCCAATACGAATCCTGCTTCAGGACGCATTACTTGACAACCGTAAAGCGTATCAGCAGTGTAGAGAGTACCCAAGAACTCTTGCTTGTACTGAGTCTGTGAGCGAACGCCTTGCTGCTCTGCAAGAACATTAGTGTCCTTGTGGATTAGCTGTGCGCCACGTACACCAGATTCAATAGTAGGTACGTTAGTAGAAACGAATACATCAACGCCATAGAGGTTACCAATCTTGCCAGTCTCTACGCCTTTGCCGTTAACAAAGTCAGTAGAAGTGTAGCGATCAATACCCATGATAGCGTTACGCAGTGAAGGAGGAACGATAAAGCTACGTCCGTCCATAGGAACGTCTGCGTCATCCATCTTCTGAATCAATGCGCGGAACGCACCGTCAGTGAAGGCATTAACGTCAGCAGTGCCGTCAGCATCGTAGGCTTCCAAAGCGCCACCAGAAGTGATCTGGAATGCAGCGTTGTGTACCCAAGAAGAACCGTCACCGTTACCGAAAGACTTACCAAGAGTAAACAGATCATCGTCTACTTGCTTGGCTAGGCCGTAACCTGCGTCACCAGTGTAGAACTGACGCAAAGAAGCGAGAGCCTGTACTTCAGTGATGTCTTCAATCATACGTGAAAACTCAAAGTGCTTGTTGATGTTGATCAGTACTTCAGACTCAACAGCGTTCTGAATAGTAACTGCAACACCTTCGGCTTTGGCGTGAGCCGCACCACGAGTTGGCTTAGGAACATGGATGGTGTCGCCTTTCTTACCAGTCATGCTCATTTTTTTAACGAGGTTAGCTAGAACAAGATTGCTCTTGTATGCAGCAATTACTTCGTCACTCCAGATTTCTGGAATAAATTTAGCAGCAGATGTGTTGTCTACTGCACCGCCCATTGCGGGATAAGTTGAATCAGTCATAATAAAAGTCCTATAATGAAATTAGTTTCGGACTCTCCCTTCAGCATATGCTTGCATGATTTCATCAGACAAAGACAAATACCTATCAGGATCATCCTGCATTAGTTTAATAATGTCTGAGCGTCTATAAACTTTGCGAGATGCTGTCTCACCACTTCCCTTTGCACCGCCTGTTGAGGCAGTTTTAACAGCTTCTTTCCTGCTCGCTTTTTCCTGTGCTACAGTCTGACCAACAGCTTGTTGACGTTCCTTCCATAAACTGAAAAGCTCATCAGCGGCTTCATAGTCATACTGCGTATCCGCTTGTGCAAAGAGTTGAGTACGAATCTTTGATCCTTTAATCCAATCAACAAACTTACCATCTTGCAGAATCTCTTGCATGTCGGGATGACGTTGTAGCAAATGAGACTGCGCTGTCTGTTGCTTGTACTGCTGTGTTTGTGCTTCAGCAGCTTTGATTGAAGGATGATTCTTAATCGCTCTCTCGACTGCCTTGTCGGGATCAGAGAAAAAGTCTATATCTTCTTCAGCTTCTTGTGGTGCTTGTGTTGTCGTGTCGAGTTGTGTCTGTATGTAGTCATCAACAACTTTACGTAGCTCCCCTACTTCACTGCTCTGTCGGCCTAATAACTTCTCAGCCTCCTGGTGCATCCGTACAATCTCAGCCGTTGACTTTCCTTTGTACTTGTCAGGGATTTCTTCTTGTTCTTGAGGAGTTTCCTCTAGTTGAGGTTCCTCAGTTACTTGATCTACTACTTCTTGCTCGTTGTCTAGTTCTTCTACTGGACGCTCGTCTATTAGTGTTGCCATTATTAAACTCCGTGATTTCTCATTATGGAGGTGTATTATGTAAGGATTCGGTTAGGAGTTAGCCTTACGCTCTTGTTGTAGCTTCTGCGCTCTATTCCTCTCCCACTGTCTAGTTGCACCTAAAAAATCACCAGACAGAGGGTCTAACTTGGAACGCACAGGACTTACAATTCTTTGTGCTATCTTGTCACAGTCTAAACACGGTATGTGAGTACATTCAGAATCAACTAGTCTTTCGTTGATGTGGCCGTCATCACACTTAAAGTCAACCAGGATACGCATTACTCTTGTGCATCTTCTAGTTGCTGTTGTTCAGCCGTGTCAAGCTGTGCTTCTAGATTAAGTATATTAGCTATGATTGAAAGTTGGCCTTTACGAAAGTGTAGGTCTTCCACATCTTTAGTTAATTCTACTGAGTTAATTAGTACCGCATTAGAGTTCAGGTCTTCTAACAGTTGTTTCCAACCTTCTGAACGAAACATATCTCTCATGTTGCGGTAATATAGTTCTAGCTTAGGGTCAATCATACTGTTTCTCCTATTAGGACAGCTGAGTTAATGTTAGTGTACCCTGTTATTATAACATAAAAGCATAAGAAAGTCAAGCATTATTTCTTATTTTTACTTGACTTCTGTGCAGTTTTGTTGTATATAGCGTCCCAATTACTAGCAAACTTCTTCTGGTCTGTCTTTCTCTGGGTACTACCTTTGCCACCGTGGGTCTGACCCTTCACTTTTTAACAACCTTCTTTTTCTTCTTTGGTGGTCTGCCTACTTTACTACCGTATGTACCTTTACCTTTTGGCATAATAGCCTCCTACATTAAAGTGTCGTATTTCTGCATTTATATGTACATATAAGTGTACTACCACTTAATTCTATCTGACCAATAAGCCGCAGACATTTTACCTTTAGCTATGTTCTTTGCGTGTCTAGCTTTAAAACTAGCACGTTTCTTTTTCATTGCTTCGGACTCTCCCGCTTTAGGTTTACCTGCTGTGCTTGCCCCCTGTTCTCCAAACCTAATGGTCTTGATTATGTCACCTTCCTTTGCCACGACAATATGGCTTTTTGTGTCGTGATTAGGGGTACGCTTCGGTTTATTGTATCCATCAACTCCTGCTCTAGCTAGTCTTGGGTCTTTTACTTTTGCCATTCTTCTCTGCTCCTGTATTATCAGCTAATTGTTTCTCAAGCTGTACAATCTTCTTAAATAGTTCCTCAAACTTTACATTTACTTGAGCTACTACGTTCTCTAAATCTCTTGTGCTTACCATTACTGTAGTCCTTGTGTTGGTTGAGGAGTTGCTGTCTGAGGTTGTACAGACGTTTGATTAGCAACATTACCCTCCTTTACTGCTACTTCTCTTTCTTTCAGTAACTGCTCTGAAATCTTTAGACGCTTCTCAAACTCTTTGTCATCTGCGTCACCTGCCTTGAGGTTAGTAGTGGCCGCTTTGATACGGTCAATCTCAAGCTCCTGTGGGATAGCTCCTGCTTCGACAGCCAACTTCTGCGCTCTAGCAGCAGACTCTTGCGCCTGTCCGTTGAGTGCAGCAGTCTGTGATGCTTGGAATGCCAACTGAGCTTGCTGTGCCGCCTGTGCCGCTTGCTGTGCTTCTGGGTTAGGCTGATTAGCTTGCTCAAGTGTAGCGATTAGTTCTTCACGGTTAGACAGGTTCATGTTGTCAATGATGGATGTCACTAGCTTAGGATACATAGGCTGATCTGGTGACATGGTTTGTAGCAACTGCACAAGCTGTGTTACTTCATACTCACGGGCAATGATGCCTAGTGAGCTAGAGGTATGGAACTTGTAGTCAGCTACTGGGTATAGCTCAGGCTCAAACTGCATGTAACGCCATGCCGCCTTCTGTACAAACGGAATCAGGAAGGAGTCTTGGAAGTTAATCAGTGTACGCTTGTGACGCTTGATGATAGCACCTAGCGACATAGAGACACCTGCTGCTGTAGACTCTCCGTTGATAGACCCTGCAATACCTGCTGAGTCAATAGCGCCTGTGGCAGTTTGTACCATAGTCTGTAGAGACTGTGCCTGTGCAAAGGTGATCTGGCTTACGTTACCAAAGTTAAATGGCTGTAAAACCTCAGCAGGGTTGCCGTTGGTTAGAATAGTTTTCCCTGGCTGTATGCTAGGCTTTGCACCTCTGGGCATACGTGATGCGTCCATAGCCATCATTGGGTGGATGGTCAGGGCAAGGGCGTCGATTCTAGCGCGTAGTTCTGCGTCTAACGCCTTTTGGCTGTTATACCCTTTCTCACATACTCCTCTGCCCCAGAAGCGGCTAGGAACGACATCCCAAGGGAATGCGACAACAGGACGATCCTGCATCATGTAAGGGTTCTTCTCAGCCTTGAGGAGAATACCACCGTTAGCAATAACAACCATTGCCTCAGTGTAGTAGTTATCTTCCTCTTCCTCGCTAAACTCTACAACTTCCTCGTCTACTGCTTCAGGGTCTT